CACCCCGCGTGATGGGTTGTCCTGCTCTTCCCAGACATGGCCGCACAGCGGGCACTCCATGACGGCCATCGGTACCGTGGCACCGCACTCCGGGCATTCCTTGGTGGGGGCATCGCCGAGGTTGGCATGGCCATCGAGGTTGACCTCCTGCTCCAGCGCGCCATGCATCAGACTTGCCGTGCCGAAGTCCAGGACGATGCAATCGGTCTTGACTACACCCGGAAACTCCTGCGGATCGACCGTGCGCAGGCCACGGCCCACCATCTGAATGAAGGTGGACTTGTAGGAGCTCGGGCGCAGCAGGACCACGCACGAGGTGGGCGTGTAGTCGTATCCCTCGGTCAGCACAGCCACGTTGACGACGACCTGGGCGTCGCCGTTTTCATAGGCGGCCAAGCGCTCCTTGCGCTCGCTGTCAAGCAACTCGCCGTGGATCAGGACCGACTCAATGCCTACCCGATTGAAAGCGGTGCACACATCCGTGGCGTGCTCGACGGTCGAGCAGAACACGATGGTCTTGCGGTCGCGTGCCTTGGCCTTCCAGTTGTTGATCACCGACTCGGTGACCAGCGTCTTATTGAGGATGTTGGCGACCTCATTCATGTCGAAGTCGATCGCGGTGCGGCGCACTTTGCGCAGCGCCTCTTGCGTACCAACGTCGATCACATAGGTCCGTGGCGGCACCAGGTGGCCGCTGGCGATCATCTCGCCCAGCGTGATCTGGTCAGCCACGTTGCTGAACACCTCGCGCAGGCCCTTGCCATCCCCCCGGTTTGGGGTGGCAGTCAGACCGCAGATGGCCGCCTTCGGGTTCTTGACCAGCACCTGGTCAATCACCTCCCGGTAGCTGGGCGAAGCAGCATGGTGCGCTTCATCAATGACCAACAGGTCCAGGGTGGGCAGCTGGTCCAGGTTTGTCTTTCGCGAGAGGGTCTGCACCATCGCGAAGGTGGCATTGCCATCCCAGGATTTCTCGTTGGCGTCGAACACCGACGTTTTGAGGCCCGGGTTAACGCGCTCGAACTTGCTGCGGTTCTGGCCTGTTAATTCGGTGCGATGGGCCAGGATGCAAGCCTTGGCATCGGGTTCAGCCAACAGGCTGCCGGCCACGGCCGACAGCATGATGGTCTTGCCCGAACCGGTGGGCGCAACGGCCAGGGTATTGCCATGCTCGCCGAGGGCCGCGAGGGTCCTCTGCACAAGCAGGGCTTGGCGGGGGCGAAGAATCATGGCAATTCCCCCTTACTGCGCCCAGCTGGGGCGACCCGGCACCGGCGCGCGACCGGTGGCCTGCGCATAGGCATTGGCACCACCACTACTGGCCGGCGCACTGGCTGCCCCCGCTGGCGCACCGTTCATGTGAGCGGCGTAGTCCTTGTGCTCCGGCGTGACGGCCGACTTGATGACGCACTTGTCCTGGCCATTCTGGTCCTTGTCCCAGTCCACCTTGCCAACGAACTCGATGCCCTCCAGGTCGGCGAAACCGCTGATACGACGGGCGTTCTGCGCTGCTGGGCTGCTGTCGTTCGGATTGATGCCGCGTGCGGAGTTCAGGATGGCCTTGATGAAGGTCCGGCCCATATTGGTCCACTCGGCACCCTTGGCGCTGTACAGGCCAATGAGCGACCACATCTTGCGGCGTGCGAATGGACCGTCGAGCACCACGAACTCGCAATTGAGGTACACCGATCCGGTACTCAGGGAGCGGGTGGCATAACCGCCGGTCCAGCCCTGGGACGGGTCGTCATAGCCGCCCGGCTTGATGGTCATGCGTACACGCACCACCGTGCCTTTGGGAATGAGGTCGTAGCTGGACTGCTCGGCGGCAGAATTGAAATCGAAAAAGGTCATGATCAGGACTCCTGAGAGGAAACGGATGCCGTGGTGGCGGATGGGGTTGCGCTGGAAGCGGGCTCTGCGGCACTGGCCTGCGGACGGGCAAAGTCCAGGCGCTCGCTGGCGGGACGTGCGGGGCCGGCGATCTTCTGCATGAGGCGCCCGAGGTTGGGCTCCTCCACTGGGTCCAGGCGACCAGAGCGGTCCTTTGCCGGGTAGCCCCACTGATTGAGCGTGTGGCACACGAATGCGCGGTAGCTGCTGCCGTCGTCAGCCTTGACCTCGGCCAACGTGACCACCTCATCAACGATGCCGGGTAACTCCAGACCAGTCTTGGAGCCATCGATCTGCAGCGTGAAAACCCGACGGTTGAAATCGTCCAGGGCCTCGTTGAGGATTCCGACGAACCACACGTTCTTGCGGCGCGTGTGTTGCAGATGGGTCAGCCAGCCGATCATTTCCTGGCCCATCAGACCGTATGCGCCACGGCTGTCGGGTTTTCCGGTTTTCTCGGAATAGGCCTGCGGCTGGCCTTTGCACCATTGCAGGCACAAACGGCCGGCCACGGTGATCGAGTCCACAAACACCGTCTCGTACTTATCCAATTCGGCCGGATCACCGAAGCGCTGGCACACCGCATGAAAATGCGCCTCGCTATATGGCTGGTCCTCACGCAGGGCCGGGTTCGGCCCACCGATGAACACAGCGAAGTCGCGGCACTCCTGCCAGGTGCGGGGACGGATGGTGTCGCCTGCGTAGCCTTCGACGGCCAGGTCACCCGCTTCGAGATCGAAGAACAGCGTGGATGCTGGAGGCAACGTCCAGAGTTGAGAGGTCTTGCCAATACCGGACTTGCCAACGAGGACACCCTTGACTCCACGGCGCTCTGCCAGGCGTTGGTCTGCCGTGATGATGGGAAGGCTCATTTCGGCACCTCCACGAACTCGTCACCAAAGAACACCTCAGCCACGGTATTGCTACCGGACGCACCGCGTTTGCGAGCCTGCTCGTAGAGCTCACGCAGACCACTCAGGCCACGGCGGGCCTGAGCTACCTGGACTTCAATGCCCACGATGGCAAATGCCAAGTCGTCCAGCGTGGCGTCTTCCAGCGCGATGGTCATGTCATCGGGGCGATGCCCATCAAGTGCCGGAACGAAGATTTCCTCAGGAAGTTCGCGCACGTACCAGTCAGGACGCTCACGCAATTTCTGGATAGCAGTTTTCTTTTTGAAGAACATGGCAATTACTCCTTCATGAGGGCGAGGCGGTACGAGGGCTTGCCGGTCTTGACCGTGCGGGCAGCCTCGAAGGCAGACTTGAGGGTTTCAGGCCAAGCGTTGAACTTGGTCTCGCTCACGCGATAGGTGATCTCGACGTACTGCCTGGGGTCGTCACCGCTCTCGGTGATACGGCGCGTCATGTCGGCCAGGCGGGTTTGGTCCCACTCGACTTTCTTGGGCAGATCTGCGGTGATGCGCACATCGCCGTCATCGAAATGCACGATTCCGGTATCCTTGCCAGCGTCGTGGCGCAGGTTTCGAGCACGCTCGCCCCACTTGAAGTCGATGGCCTGATCGATGTGATCACTCAGGGCTTTGCCGGCAGCCAGCAGATCAACAGCGGCGTTCTTGATGCTGAAGAGTAGTTCGGCGGGCTGCTGCGCCAGCGTTCCTGCCGGGGTGGCGAGTACCTGTTCGGGCGTGAAGGTCAGATCGGTGCTCATGCCGCACCTCCGATCACTTCACGCGTGGATGTGCTCCGGCGCAGGCTGTCGACTTCGAAGGCTTCGATGTCTTCGATCCGATAGCGGACCTGGCCTTGCAGTTTGAGGAAGACGGGACCGATGCCCTCAGAGCGCCAGCGTTCCAGCGTGGCCTCGCTAAGGTCCCAACGGTCAGCCAATTGCCGTTGATTGAGGTGTTTAATACTCACGTTTTTCTCCTTTCAAGTGATTGCGAAAACGTGAGGAAAGTTTCGGAAACGACCGGTGGGCAAAGGGGTGGGCAAAGAGGCCTAAAGGGGTGGGCAAATGCGGCAAATACACCTGCCAGAAACAAAAAGGCCCGGAGGGTTAGTCCGGGCCTTTCTTGAAGGTCGCTTATTGGGCAAATCAGCCTTTGGGCGGTGATGGATCGTTGCCATAGCTGTTGCGATCGCGAATGCGACCGTCTCTGCCATGGATCAGAACCTCGCTTTTTTGGTTGATCGCGATCTCGCGCGCTGCGCGCTCTGCCTCGGCCTGCGTGTTGTGCAGCGAGGTGTCACGGGTATTGCCTTCGCCACGCACGGCCCACTGGTCGTCCCGGCGAACTACGTGTTGGTTTTTTCCAGTCATTTGTAGTCTTTCAAAAGTAAGTGGTTGAACTTGAGGGTGTTGAGTGCTGATCGGTTCACCCCCCTTCGGATAGCAGGTAGTCGGGGTGCAGCCAGTAGTAGCCCTTCTGGTCTGATTGCACAAAGGTCTCGAACACCTCAGCGTGCCGCTTTTTGATGTTGGCA